TAGTCCTGGAGTGGAGTTGGGCGTAAGCCGAGGTCCGAAACGATCCTTTCGGCGCCAGCAATGGTGACGTATTGGGTTGTGGAGTGATGGAGGCAGAGCTTGACTACTCTCTGGGCAGTTCGCCTGTCGAGTGGTGGGGAGGGGAGAGAGGAGAGAGTCTTTCGGGGGATAATGCGTAAGAGCTTTTGGCGACCGGCGTGGGTCACATGGGAGCAGCTTTTGATGGCTTCCTGCCAGGTGGTGCTCTTCATTTCGCGGCGGCCTCTGGCCAGCCGTGCTCTGAAGGAGTTCGCCATGTTGGCAGGTGACATCTTGAGTGTGCTCTCTGGGTGGCCCTGATCGGCGAGGTTGCGGTGGAGAATCGAGTGGAGTTCGGTGACGGGAATTCGCCCACCCTCGTGGGGGCGAGCGCTTTCTCTGATCACGGCGGCGCTGAGTGCGCCCATGATGGGATTGGAACCCCTCATGGTGCGGACTGCGGTCCCCCGTGTTAAGAGTTGGCGTACCAAGGGGGAGTAATCCCTCTTGGCCCATCCACCGTCATTGAGTCCACCCGAAAGTCCTAAAGCAGCCGGACCGGCAGGGATACCCTTGACCTGTGTCTTAGCCAAGGTGGCTTGTATGAGTGAGCGTATCGGTTTGGGTAGACGACGATTCCCTTCGAGGAGGGAGGCATTAGATTGCCTCACCTCGACGGGAGAGTCCGATAGCCCGGATATTAACCGACAACCGCTAGCCTCGGCAAGTCGAACCATTGAGCTCGATCGCGCCACGACCCGTATAGGTTTCTGGGCAATAGAAGGCATACCGCGGGGAACCGTGGAGTTGCCTTGTGCTTGGGAGCTTGTGTGGGTTGTGGGAGTTGTTCCCCGTTGGACCCGGTGTAGAGAGACGAAATGTTCGCAGAAGACGCCACCCTCTGCCACGAACGCTTTGGCGGTGTTGATCTTGAGCCCGAGAGATTTGAGTCTCATTTCGTATGTAGCGATTTGAGAACGAGTCCAGAGGCCGATGAGGTCATCTCCGCAGATAGCGTGGGTGGAGGGCGGGGAGCTGGAAGCGGCCCATGCGTTGAGGAGGGAGAGGACCGTCCAGGAGGTGCCAAGGCCCATGTGCACCCCCCGTGTCGTTTCACGACCCTTAAGATTCATGGGCTGTGTAAAGGCTCTCGCGGCGTCGATTAGCGAGGTTTCCCACTGCAATTCTACGGCCAAGGTATGGAGGACGAGATCTGCGTCCCGATGCCGTATGAGGTCGGTTGCAGTGGTGAGATCCGCTGAGTACAGAACCGCATCTTCGTGGTGGGAAGTTAGGTACACTTCCTGGCCACGTAGGGCGCTTCGGTGGACCTTCAGGTGCTTCAAGAAGGGGAGAAGTCTCCTATTGATGCACCGACCGAGGTGCGCCATGTCGGCATTATGGAGTGAGGCTATGCGGATTTTTCCGCCCAGCTCGGTGATCGGGAGAGCTTTGATCTCTCTGATCTTCCAGCTGGTTGACCTCACTATTGCTGACCTGCGCGCCTCTCTGAAGGCCCAAAGAGCGTCCATCTGAGGTTTTGGTTGCGAACGAAGAGTCTCTCGGAGTAGAGCCCAATTGAGGGGCATGCCCGGGTTCCGCATTCGGACGTTCTGTACGAATTGTTGGTCCCGGGTCGCGCGGTCTTTGTTCCATGGATCGCGTGGATCGCGAGGGGGGAGTCCGGCGAAGGCACGAGGCACAAATGTGTGCTGATGACGGCCTTTCGGCGGTTCGGTGTATCGGTACCATGATACTTCGAATTGGGAGTCGAGAGACTCCCATACTCCCCCCTCCTTTATGCTCCTCTCTAGACAAGCGGCTCTGCTCGGCACCGGCGCGGCAACTGCAGCGGGTTGGTAACCCTCCTTATTGCGATATCGCGAAGCGGACGAAGTTATAAAGTTCGTAAGTGAATCGTGGACCCAGGAGGGGGTCCGACCTGCGGGGAGGAGCCATGTCTGTTCGGTTTTGGAAACAGCCTCTTGAAGCTTCTCATCGGGTACCTGCATCCAGTAGGCACGCGTGAGAGTTGAGGCTGTGAAGAGTCGGACGGGCGACGGTCTCCTCTGAGGCAAGAACCGGGGTAGAGTGACCTTTTGCCAGTCGCCAACTGCCGCAGCACGCCAGCTGTGGCAGACATCCTTCACGAAGCGTGGGCCGTGCGTGAGGAAGCCTGCAAGGAATTTGAAGAAGGCGTGTAACCACGTCTTCCTCGTCTTCCGATTGCTAGGCATCCCCCACACGAGCTCATGCGCCGTGTAGAATGTGGCGAAGTGGTTTTGAAGTGTCTCTCTACGGATCCGGTGGCCTTTTGATGCCGTGAAACCCTCTCTCTCTTCCTTCCATTTTGTTGGCCGTAATGCCGACACCGTCCTTTTACCTACGCGGCCTTGGTCGCGTAGGTGAATAGCCATCAGCAGAGTCTCGTCAAGGGTTCTAGGAACCCAAGGCTCTGCGAGGTAGGACG